TCATCATTAGCAGATACGGCTATATCTGTACCACCTGTTGTGTTGCCATTAGCTAAAACTTCAGATAGTTCGTTATTAGCACCTATTTGGCTATCAACATAAGCTTTGATGGATTGTTGTGAGGCAACTTTAGTAGCGTCATTAGATGCCATATTATCTTCATCTAAGAAAGCATCACCTGCTGATAGATCCCCATTCAGAGTTGGGCTTGTTAAAGTTTTGTTAGTTAGTGTTTGTGTGCCTGTTAAAGTTGCTACTGTACTATCTATTGCAAATGTAACAGAGTTACCAGAAGCAGTAGAAGTAATGCCTGTCCCACCTATCAGAGATAATGTCTCTGTATTTAGGTTGATTGTAATGCCTGTAGTACCATCTGAGACGTTTAAATTGATGGCCCCTAGTGCTGATATGTCTTGGAAGGTAGAACCATCCCAGTACTGTAATGTAGTGGTTGTGGTGTTATATATGATTTGACCAAGGTTGAAGTTACCTTCGTCTCGTTCAGCTGTTGTTAATTGTGTGGTATTGTCAGTATCAACCGAACCTAAGTTGATCTCTAAAACTCTGACAAGATTGTTGAAAACATCAACAGTTACCTGACCCTGAGCAAATGGTAAATTAGTTTTTAATAATTTAGCCACTATCTCCTTCCGTCAGTTCTTACATCAAATCGTGTAGCTCCTAATCTCCATCCAGTTCCTATATTGCCAGAATCTCCATCATTAGACTGTATTCTTAAGACAGCTTGTCTGCCACGTGCTCGGATAAATGACTGTTGCGTTGTTGATGATATGGTTGATGTAGCAGCGGTTGATAAGCTATCACCAGGATAGTTTCTAACTTTAGTAACAAAGTTAACATTACCACCAGCTGAATTAGCGATAAATTTAATATCGGGAATTATTCTGCTCATAAAAGAAAATTGGTTGCCATCTTCAATATCAAAGTCACCAGACTCGATATAGACATTTTGCATTTCACTACCATCGTCATCATACCCAAACTCATGCTGATACAAGTAATTAGACCCTGTTGCTTGTGGATATGGCTCAACACCTGTATCCAACCAAGAGAATCTAGCTAATTGTCCGTAATACCATAAGTTATCTTGGTAGTTATAGATAACATATCTATCTATTTCATCTGAATTGCCAGATGGATAATACCAACCTATTTCATTATGTTGTTTGTTTGAAAATGCAAATATTTTAAAAGCTTGATCTGTATTTATATCAGAAAAGACATAATTTTTAACTGCACAAGGTAGTTTAGCTACTTGTCCACTATAAACATAAAAACTGTCATAACTCATAAAATAGACACCACCTGGAGCTGTAACAGCTGCTTTTGGCGCTATTAACCCTGTTGCATTATCAATTAAATTTATAGCAAAAGTAAAAGGTGGGCCAACGAACTGCATACTATATAAAGAAGTATCAGTAAAGATAACCACCTCTTGTCTTGATTTTACTGCACCAATAATCTGCGATCCTGATGATAATCTTACTGAGCCTGCAGTATTAGTTGTTGTTGGGTTAAATTCTAATTCGTTTTCTTGATCACTAAATGCGACTAACATCGGGTCTAATACCCCTGTTCTACTGCTACCTGATATTGGGTCAGCACCTAAAACTATTAAATGTCTGTCAGTTTCTGAGGTAATAACTTGCAAAGCTTTAGTTGGTACTTTGCTAGCTCCACCCAATCCTGAAAGTAATGCAGCTCTTGTTCCAACACCAGCTGAGGCATCCCATTTGTAAATAGAACCACCACGTGGCGCAATAATTAGGTCTTCGCCAAAGTTATCATGTGTCCATAATCGTAGTTGGTTAGTAGACGATAGGCTTGATGTGCTACCCCAACCACCATCTCCCCAAGGGTTAGATCCCCATCCTGTTCCTTGTATAAAATCATCCAAGCCAACATTTATCTGATATGTTCCTACTACTGAACTACCACCATTACCTGTATCTGAACTATTAGCAGCAACAGAAACAACTATTTCATAACTGTTAGCATCAACAATTCTAGTTATCTGATGTTCAGCATTTAAAATAGCAGCAGTTATAACACCACCTAAAGATACAGCACCAGAAAAAGTAACAAAGTCGTTCAAAACACAAGAATGTGAGTTATCAGATACAGTTATTGTTGTAGAACCATTTGTAGCAGCGAATGTCACATCTCCTGCAGATGTAGTTTCTCTAATTGGGGTTATATCGTTATAAGCATCATCAATACTGACATAATATTTAAGATGACTACCTAAACCTAATGTTTTTGTTCCACTATTTTGTATCCAGTTGTGCAAAGCTCTGACAGTACCTTGATGTGTGCTATCAATCAACTTCTGCCATCCGCCTATTTTTTCAGGACGACCAGCTCTAAATCTTATTAAATTACAATCAAACCAACCCCCTTCAGCATCATACTCTGTACCTTCTCTAAAAATGCCTGGATTGAATAAATATTTTTGTATCATGTTATTTCATCTATTATAGTTATTGATCTACGAAGTGACTTCAAAGTATCAACATCTTTTAGATATTCTATCTTTTTTTGGTATGTTTTTCCTAGTTTATAGTTAGGGATAAACTCAACTATATTGAGGGGTAAATAAACAAAACCAAATATATCAACCTCATCTTGGCTGTAGGTTTTCTTAACTTTGTTAACTTTTTTGTTTATGTCCCATCTAACCCATTCAGATGAGTGATGGTCAAATGAAGAAGAGGTGGTTTTAACTTGAACTTTGTAGGCAAATTCTTGATTTGTACATAAGAAATCGTAGCGAGAAGAAGGTGAAGCTTCAAAAACTTCATCAAGCTGCCTAATTAACCAGCTTGCAGCTAGATATTCACCTGCTCTGCCTATCCTATAGTTAGGAGGCATGCTTTACTCCTTAGACGTGATAAACGTCAGTTTTCATCATTCCAGCTAATTCTGACGATCTGCCTTTGACCTGTTGCGCCCATTTACTATTGAGCATTTCCTCTGCTACTTTATCGTAGTCTTTGTTATCTAGTGCTTTAAGCATGTTTTTAAAATTAAACAAACGATTGCCTAAATTAAAATACATATTGATTAAAACTATCTTCCTTGTTTCTGATAAAGAATCAAAAACAGGTAATCTGGAAGTTAGTATTTTGATGCAGTTTCTTATGTCGTTAACTAACAAATATTCTGCTTCTTCTTGTGATATTCCGCCCCCTAGTCTTTCATCAACTAACCGACCATATCCTATTGTTAAGTATTTTTCTGGTGTTGAGTCTTCATATACATGAGATACAAAACCTTCATGCAATCTAAGTAAGTGACATACTTTACTTTCTAATTGTTGACTCACGATAATAAACTTTCAATTAGTACAGCAACAATACTGCAGATCAGACCTACAAGAAGAATTGTAATAGTATTCTGGCCCTCAACCATTCTCGCATCTAATTCTTTGATATGAACTTCAAGATCAGTAAACTTGTGAAAAGCTGTCTTCCATCTTTCAGCACATTCTTTTTCATGTACTGATAATTCTAAATGCACATCTGCTGCAGTTTTTCTTGCCATTACTTTTTAAATAAATTTTTAACTGGTTCTAGCCACTCAGGTTTATATTTATATACTATACCTAAAACAACTACCCCAACTAAAACTACTGGAATTAAAACATCCATCATTTTTTATCCTTTTTGTTTTCTGGTTCTTCAACCACTTCTGGTTCAATCGAATCTTGAGTAGGTACAGTTTCGTTGTACTTTTCTAGATTTGATGCTACATACTGTCTCATAACTGCGACTGCGTCGAGTTCTGGGCTTCTAATTGCTCCTCTCTGAAGAGATACTTCAATCAGTTGTAAAACGCTAATTAAAAAATCTTTTTCGCTCATAATATGTGATTATATATTATTGTTCGGTAGCAACCAAGTTTCCTGAGTTATCTACTGTTATTTTAAATTCTGTATTATTTGGCGATCTTAAGAAAATACCAGCGCTTGCTGTATCAAAAAACAAGCTACCAGTATGCAAATTAACATCTCCATCAGCATTATCAGATACAGAAAATCTTTTGGTTGGAGTTGAACCTGTTTTGACAACGAAGTTTCCTGATGTGTCTGAACCAAAATCAACTGGGTTATCGCCTGATGTATCTGTTCTTATTATCGCTTCAGCAGTTTGTGCATAAAAATGAGCAATAGTTCCACCATCTGCACTATCGACTTCCAAGCCATAAGTACCACCAAGAGTTAATACATTTGAAGTAACAGATGTATTTATTTTTACACCAGGCAAAGTTCCTAATGTGCTTCCTCTGCCAATTACAAGTTGATCACTAGAATCATCAAGACCGATATGATAATCAGTTGCATTACCATCAAATACTATTTTGGTATCTTCTGCGTCACCATCACCTAATGTCAGAGTTGGTGTAGTTCCTGATATTTTTAAACTATCTTTAACCTCAAAATTGTCAAATACTTCAACGACAGCTGCGCCTGAACCTGCACCATCTAAATATACGCATTTTACTTTGCCGTTGCCTATAGTGACATTAGCGCCTGACCCTTGTGATATGGCTATACTTTGTGATCCTGTTGTAGCGTTTTCTATAAACAAAACTCTACTTATTGTATTAGGTGTTATTGTAATAGTTCTCGTTGCTGAAAGAGTGGCTGTAGATGTGAACTTAAGGTACATACTTCTTTTCAAATCTTGTGTTGCTCCTGAGTTTTCAATTGTTATAGAAACATCAGCATCTGAACTAAAAGCATCATAAGATGAATAACCAAAAGCTTCTGCAATTAAGTCAAGATTAGTGTTGGTTGATGTCCCCCAAGACCCTGACTCTGCACCATTTGCTATTTCTTTTAATCTTAAATTATTTGTATATTCTGCCATTATGCAATCCTAATTATTGATGTATTTGCCCCAGTTGATGGGAAGCTAACTGTTAAATTTCCTGCTGTAGCTGTTACATCTTCTCCAAAGTCTATAACACAAACTGCTTTATTGCTATCAGTAGAGTTATAAATCAAAGCTCCACGTGCAGTCAAAGTTACATTAGAAAAAACTAAATCATCAAAGTCAACAAGTGCTGTAGTTCCATCAGTTGTTGGTGTCCCGCTTTTAAGTGTTAGCGTTGCGCCGCCAGCTGTATAGTTAGTGCCACTTACTTCGCCAGATGTTGTATAAACAGTTGTGGATGCCCCTAAATCTGCAGAACTTGTGTATAAAGCTAATTTAAACGTATCTGGTGAACCGCTTTGATCAAAGTTATGCACACCCTTAAACAGTTCTTGTTTGAATGATGTACATGTTGTTGATGTAATAGCCATAATTTATTCTACCACTTTTTCGGCTCTGGTGGGTCTTGTCGACCAAGAACTATTCTTTGTGGTTCTGGTTCTGGTACAGCTCTGCTTTGATACTCACTTCTTTTCATTGCTATATAATTACCCTCATCATTCTGTAAAACAATCATAGGATCATCTAAACGATGGTAGCCGTACAACTTGTCTTCTGCCATTTCATTTGAATCCAGTAAAGAAGAAGATTTGCCAACACCTACTTTACAACCTTCTGCAATCAGTTTTGCTAACCAATACTCAACACATCCTCTGCCTTGTTCAGCAAAATGTAGATTACCTTTATAGCTGTAATCAACACCATACAAAGATAACTTGCCAACTTTACACATATAAGCGAATGCGACTGCATAAGCTACAGTATTATTAAGATAACAAGATTTGCCTGCTTTCATAACTTCGTTGATTGGGTATTCGACAAGACCTGGACATCTTTCATCCAATTCACATGTATAAATAGGGCCCTGGTGCTCTGTTAACACCTTACGCATAGCTGGTGTTTGACTACCCGCATCGTCAGAGTCTAAAAATCTAGATGCTGGGTCTAGCATAAATACTCTGTCGTGAAATATAACTGAAGATACGGCATTTATAGCCCATACCTCGTCGAAATTAGCCCCGTGGCTTTTTGCTAGGTTATAGTCTTGCCAACTAGCTCCCAAAGCAACAATTGCAACGTGCTTGCCTTCAAGTGATTCAATATTTTTCATTAAGTTACTGGCTTACGCAGAGAATCGTAACGATATTCATCTTTCCTTCCTCTCGCTTCAGCTCTATTTTTTAATCTCGCTACTTCTTGATTATATCTTGTTTCGTAAAGCTGTAAAAGGTCAGGATCACCTTTCATAAAGGTATATGCTTCCATTAAGCAAGCATAAAGTAGGCCATTTCTAGCATTTTGTGATAACCAAGTCCCTGATGTATCAGTTGTTAGACTTGTTGGCTTATAAAGATAGTTTAACTCTACAGAATAGTCAGAATCTGGTACTGGAGCGACAATTAAAGTAGATCCAGCTGACCCTGTAGCCAGTTCTTTGTCATAATCAGCATAATAAACAGGTAAAGCTCGTTTTGTAGTGTCGGTTGGGTCGACATCGTACTCTTGCATAAAAGATGGGTGTTTTTTTATCAAATAATTGTAGTCATTACCAGAATCTTTGACTGCAAAACTAAAAGCTAAGACAAAATCAGATGGTGCTGTATAAAATCTATCACCAGTTGATAGTGTTCCTGTAGATGTTTTTCTAAAGTAGTCAAATTCAACCTCTTCAAAGAGTCTTTCTTCACCATTTTTTATAATTTCATCTAAAGAATTAACAAATGTTGTTTCTGTATTTTGTAAAAAGTCTTGTATTAGGTTTTTTAGTTCTGTAAGTGTCATGTTGTTATTGTAACTGTTCCTAAAGCAGATGTAATTTTAAATCCTTTAAATGTTTTCCCTATAATATTTGTTGGTGTGTAAACTCTACCATCATTTGCCTCAATATCTGTATCTGGTCTTGGCTCGTAAATGGCTTCAGGGT